TTCCCCGCACGTCGCGGAAAGACGGTTGAGTCGACCGACTTCCTGAAACGACGCCAGGCCAGCTGCTGTTCGGCGAGGACGTGCGTTCCCCGGTCCGTCAGACGGAAATATCTGCGCGGCGGCCCGGCTGCCGACACTTCGCATTCGGCTTCGACGAGCCCTTGTTTCTCCAAACGCATGAGCGCCGGATAGAGCGTGCCGCCGGGGATTTCGTCGAATCCCGCGACGACCAGGCGTTCGGACAGGCCACGGCCGTAATCGCGGCGTTCAGCCAGCATGCTCAGCAGGCAGAGTTCGAGGAACCCGTGGAGCCATTTGCGCTGCACCATCTGATTCACGGTAGATGACTAACTGCTGACTTGTAGTGAGCGCAACTGCATACCGGGGCCGGAGACCGGACGGTGGGAGTGCTCTCCTATGTGCATGCGGCCGTGCATCGGGACCGTTCGACCAGGTAAATTTGGAATGTCCCTGTCCGCCCCCCATCGGAGAACGCATGCGTCGCCTCGGTAGCAACTATGTGCTCGATCAGCGCATCGGGCGTGGAGCCCAGGGGGAGGTGTGGCGTGGGAGATCCGTCTCGGACCATCAGGAGGACGGCCTCGGCCCGGAGAGGACCCAGCAGGACGTGCTGGCCTTCAAGGTCCTCCGGGCGGACCTCGTCGAGGACGAAGGCCCCGCCGGGGGGTTCGCTCCGGGACGGGCGGAGGCGGCGCGGGAGTCGGCGCAGACGGGGCACTCGAAAAAGTAGACATAATAGTTTTCTCACTTTCCATTCAGTTCTGCCATGAGACGGTTGGTCCAACCGTCACTGTAGTTGAAGTTCGTGCGCTTAGTGTGACGTGTGCTCTTGATTCTCTTCGCTCGATTCTTCTTGTGCTCTTGAAACTCAATCGTCTTGCGACGGACCTCGTCCTCGCGTCCGTCCATGCGCTTGATCGCCGGGTATTTCATGACTTGACCCACTCGATCCCGTCACCGAGAAGCCCGCGCAAATCATTGATCAAGTTACGGGCATTCCCGAACTCCTCCTCGCCAATATCAAAAACTCTGTAAACGTTCCCTTCAGTGCAGACCACGAGGAAAGAATCGTTGGCGCATTCGGGGATGAAAACGTTGCGGACGTTTCCGATGAGGGCGGGCCGCTGAACGGGAATGGCCTGCACGAGGTCAGAGCCCGTGAGAATTGCGACAGCGGTCACTCTCTCAATGGGGATGCCCCTGAATTCGTTCTCGCCTTTCTCGTATCCCTTTGCAGGGAAGTGAATCTTGGTGCCTTTCAGATTGGTGAATACAGCACCTCCTGTAGTTTTGCATGATCCGTATCCGGTGCGACGGCGTGCCATAGTAATCCTCTTCTCAAAATATGTGTGTGTGATGGTGGTGGGCGGTGGTGGCCTGTCGTGGGCGACGGGCCACCACTGTTACGTGTGTGTGTCAGTTCGCCAGCCACCAATCGGCCAGGTAGGCGATGGTCTCGTCAGTCAGGGTAGAAAGTCCGTCGTGGACGATAGTGAATCCATCGGCGTCGTACTGCCAGAGTCCCCAGGAGACGACGTCGTCGCACACGTGGAGTCCAAGCGCCCGCCCACCGTGGGGTGTGGCTCTCTTGAGGCCGATGGTCTCGCCGGTCTCGTTGACCCAGTAGTCCGTGTCGCTCCAGGCGTTGGCGGCGGTGCCGACGGCGTAGGCGATGTTGGTGTCGGTGGCGATGTTCTCTGTGGCGGTCATTGTCTTGTCCTCTCTACCCCTGGCTGGGGGCTTGTCCTCCTGCCGATGTCTCAATCATTCTCTCTCGTGCGTCATGGGTCAACCCCACATGGTGGTGACCTATCCCACAAAACCATGTTGTGCGAAGCATTGACGGGCACTGGGCATGTGTGGTATACGCGCGCGCACGTACCTATATACACTGAGGCCACCTCCTGGTGGACATGATAAAATTAAAGCCACCGAAAACCTTTATGAAAGGCGGTGCAAAATTGGCAGATTCCGTCACAGAATATGCTGCGTCGGAAATGAAATATTGGTGCACCACAGGCGACTACGGGGGCACTGGATATGCCCAGGATAACCGGTGGACCTGTTACTGGAATTCTAATGATGCCGGCTGGAAAACGGGTCCCGGCGACATGGATTGTAGTAGCGGCGTGGCAGGCGCCTACAATATTGCATTCCACAATGTTTGGGGAACGGGTTGGGATGATCCGATCATGTTCCCGCGGACCGGCGAAACCTGGACCGAAACTCTGAATTCTTTGGCCGCGAATCGCGGTTTCATGGATATTGGGGACACATGGTACGGGTCCACGCCGTCAGGCGGATTCCATGTCGGCGACATGGTCCTGAAAACTACCGGGGACGGCGGGCATGTCGCAATGTGCGTGCGCGAAGACGACGGGTCATTCAACGCGGGCGACCCGCTCCTCGCCGAGGCGTGGATTAACGAGAACGGCGAAATTGCAGAAGGTCAGATGGGGGATCAGACTGGCTACGAGACGCACGTAGTCCGGTACAGTAGTCACCCGATGACTGTCGCGGCCTCGTGGTCCACGTGCATCCGTTTTGGAAAGCGGACCGATTCTGATAATGGGCATGAGTCTGCCGGCTCGTACAGCCTTTCTTCAATTCAGGAGGCCGTTCTTAGGGCCGCCGATGCGGAGAATTGTCCGTGGTGGGCCGCTCTGGCGTGCTTGTGGATGGAGACCGGCGAGCGTGGCGCTAACATTTACGGGCATGACGCCGGCGGTGCTGGCCCTCACGGTGAGGAGGTAACCGAGGAGAATTTCCGCGAATTCCTCGCGGCAATTCGAGACGGTGAAACCTCGAACGGCGTGGGACCGTTGCAGATTACGTATCCAGGTTATTTCTTGGATGACCCGGATCGTGAATGGTGGATGCCGGAGAGGTCGGCTGAGGTCGGCTGCCGTATTCTTCGTGATCTTATTAACGCTGAGGGTGATTCTTATGAGGCCTTGAAGCGTGTTGGGTCGCGTTATAATTCAGGAAACCCGTATGATGCGTATGAGTCTTATGGGATTCTTTTCAGTAATCGTTGCAAGTCTTGGTATGATTATGGTCGCCCTGCCGGGGGTGCCGGAGAGGATTTTTGGGATATGAGCGAGGGCGTTGATCTGCTCAGGGAGATTCGTGACCTTTTCCGTAGTGGAAAGGCGGGGGATCACTTTGCGGGTGACATGAATTGGTACAGTAAGGCCACCTATGAGGAGGTTAAGTCTATTCACGCATCCGTGGATCAGATTCTGCATTCCGTGACTCCGGGTCAGGAGAATGTTCGTGAGGCGGGCGCGATTTATGGTGCTGTGAACGAGATTCGTAAGGCCGTGTCGACGCCGTCGTCTTTGCAGGCGCATGATGGTGTCGCGGAGTCTCCCACTCTGGCTGAGTCTCCTGCACCGGAGCAGAATTCCTGACGCGACATGTTGGTGTTCCATCGTGGCGTATTCGCTTAGCGTTATGCTGGGCGTCGTGTCATGATGGGTACGACATGCGGGGAGCTTCACTCTCTTCCCTCCCCGTGATCTCCTGTGACAGTGGTAGAGCAGGTCTCCGGGCGGTCGGTGAGGATCGTCCGGAGACTTGCTTTTGTCTTGTGCTATACTTCCCTATGTACCGCTCCCCAGGTTAAATACACAAATATTTTCCTACGCGTTCCGACGGTGCAATAAGAGAATACTATCGCCCTCACGCTTCTTACACATTTACCTCCTTGTGCTTTAGGAATCAACGTGAGGGCGATAGTATACAATCCATCTAATGAAAGTGAAAATTAGGGTGACTAAGTCACTTTATGTTGCTACCATTTTTGCGGCCGTCATGGTGACAGCAAACACTGCGTTCATGGTGTATGATGATTTCACCAATGGTTCCGTGAATGTGGTCCGTGATTCTTTGTGGTGTATTGGCGCGATTATTCTTTGGTTCAGTGTGCGCACCGTACGGTTTATGCGGACTGTCGGCTACTATCCTGGCTTCCATAGAAAGTGATCGAATCGTAACATTCCCGCCCAGCAGCAGCGTTGCTGGGCGGGAATGTTATATAATAACTGTTGCAGCCCTGCCGAAACAATCATAATAAAGAGAACATTAGATAGACGATGGTCCCTTTCATGCATGATGTCCTCTCCGACGCCACCCTGGTCGCCCTGGCTGCACTCACAGGCACAATATTCTCCAACATCACACAACGCAAAAACGCGCGCGACCAGGAACAAATCTCAATCCTGGACATTACCGTCCGCTCTCTCTCAGAGAGAGTGACCGCCCTGGAGGCCAGTCTTGCGGCGGCCGAAAGGGCGGCAGACCTGGCAGAGGACGGCCGCCGTCGAGCTGAAGTGAAATGGTGGGAGGCCGTTTCTTTCGCGCACACTGTTATCGATTGGGGCAGGTCTCTAAAAATTCTGATACCATCTGATAAAGAGGACTCAATCCCTACTGAGCCTCAAATTCCGGAATCTATGAGGTGATTTAATAAAATGTTCACTCCCAAGGTCCGCAAGGCCCTTTACGCCCTGCTCACCGCTATTCTCGGTGTTTTTGCGGCTTTCAATGTTATTTCTGCGGATCAGGCGTCTCAGTACGCTGACGCTGTTACCCAGATTGTTGGTGCTCTGACTCTGGCGCTGGCTACGTATCACACTCGTCCCGCTGTGACGCCTGGCCGTCACGCCGCCGGTGATGGTGAGGCCGCTGAGGACAAGGTCGCCTGACCTCCGCCCTTTCATAGAACATTACTGCCCCCTACCGGATCATCGATAGGGGGCAGTAATGTTTCACGTGAAACACGGGGCATGTTTCACGTGAAACATTCACCGTCGTTCCACGTCGTCTCCGATGATGCGGGCGATCACGTCCTCGTCATGACGTTTAGTTACCGCCCACAGGAAAAGATGACGCCCCGCATCCCGCGCGTCATCCGCATCCGACTGACTCACGTCGGTTCCCGTGGGCCAAAAACCAAGAGACTTCAAAACATTATCAGGCATGGTGGTCTTTGCCATCGCGGGAGTCTGCCACACAATGTCCCCGATCTCCCACTCCAGCACGGAGTTGATTTTTACTGGGGTGAGGTCTGCGAGAAAATTGTTGCCCGGCCTGAGATCGAACTGTTCGCACACAACGACATCTGGGGCGAATTCGTTTCGTGCGGCCAGAATGTCGTAGGCGCTGGCCGTCCAATGCTCATACTTGAATTGTTGAACATGAATGATCGAGAAACCATGGTCGTCGTGGAAGTCTCCGACGACGATTCCCGTTGACTTGCCGGGGTCAACGGCCATCACCCGTTGCATCACGCCTTTCCTCCTTTCCTCTTTCGCAAGCTCCGCCTCGACTTGTTCACGGCGGTAATATTTTTCACCGTGTCCGAACACACTCCGTCTACCTTGATCCACAACGTGTCCGGCGCCATCGGCTTGCCACGCTTCTTTTTCAAAGTCCACGGCGTATCCGGGTCGTCCGGGAAAGGCAGATTCTTATAGCACCATATTGCACAATCCTGTGGGGAATCGAAATGGAAGTCTTCCTTCGGAATGTACCTTTTCAGGTCGTAAATGCGTCGCATGAGTGAAGGGGTAAGCCATTTCGGTAGTTCCTTGTACATGCGAAGCGACGAGCTAGTGCACGGGCAGTTCACGGGTTCACCGCCGCTGAAACGCGAGACACGAATCCATTTCTCTTCCCCGCAATTCACGCAACGCATGTGAAAATACCTATGGTGATCGCTCATGAATCTGTACTCGGGGGACGTAACTTTCCACTGTCGGAAGCGGCGTCCCACCATTTCCGGTTCCTCCCCGGTCAAGTTTTTGTTCACCGGCTTGACCGGATGGAGAATGCGGCGTTCGCGACCTTTCTTTCTCGTCTTGGTGCGTATGACAGAGATTTCACCGGGACGAAATACCCCGTTCTCAGTCTCGAACTTCCACTCGAACACAACCGATGGGTTGAATTCTTTATAGCACCATTCGATAGCTGACATCATGCCGTCGAACTCAAAATTATCTACACCGTTCTCCTCTCGCCACGCCCAAATATTGAGGCGAATGTCGTTGTAGGAGCGGCTCGGCATGAGAGTCTCATTCGCTTTGCGATGGTAACGCAAATACGGCATATCCGGCGTATGGTCCAGTGCCACGTCAAGGTTGCATGGGGCGATTGGCTTGGTAATGTCAGGGCGCACGAAACGCCATTTCTTGTCCTCAGGGACCTCCAAGTAGGTGAAGCACCATTCCAGGGCGGCATCCACGGAAGGGAAAAGAAACTCCCCGTCGGGGACACTCGTTTGAAGCCGCTCCAACCTGTTAGCAGCTAGCCTGTACAACTTGTATGACGGTTGCATCATTCGTGTTTTCTCTCTTCTCTTATTTGGTTGAATAGCGGGGGCAACGTGATTGCTGCCCCCGCTATTCAAATCATGCGACCGCGTGTGTTAGAAAACTACCGACCATGCGGTCTCAGAATTCTTCTTGGCCTCGAAATCAATGGAAGAAATCTCAGCTCTCGGAGGCCAGAAAGCGGGCTTCGGGGCGCCATCCTCACCGAGAATCGTAACCCCGTTCTCGTCCTGCTCATATGCGGGGCGACCGTAATCGTCCAAACGGGGGCGCGGCTTGCTCATTCGGGTGACCAATGTTGCGTGAGCGCCCTCCAAATTCTCACACACTTTCTTCACGGTCGCGTCGATCTTCTGCGGTGAGAGAAGATCGGCCCTCTCCCTGGCGTCAGCCGACCAGAGACCAGCGGCACTGAAATACTTCGGAATATTGAAATGGATAAACGTCTTCCCGTTCTTGTTAATGGTGAAAACGGTCCGGTCAGTGAGTGCCTTTCCGGCATCCTCATCGTCACCGTCAATCATCCAATCGGTGACAAGCATCGGCCTGCCGCTCTTGGAGGTGGTCATTTCAGCCTTAGTGATGAATGCGGAGTGCTTTCCGGGCTTGGGCGGTTCGAAATTGCCACCGCCGGTAGCGACCTCCAGCGATGAGAGGTCGGTTCCGAAGTTGAAGCCAGTTGCCATAATTATTGTGCTCCTGTGAATCGAGGGATGAAAAGAATTGCGGTTGGTCAGTTCTCACCGTCGGTGGGCTTGCTGCGGAGTGCCTCCCTGACGGCGTCGGCGGCGATAGCGAGAGTCTCAGCGGAAACGCCACGGTCAGCGGTAACAGTGATCTTAGCCATAATCTTTTTCTCTCTTCCTATGTTTTGGTTAGTGGCTAGTGATGTAATTGTGAATCTTGGTCATGCTCGGATTCCCCATTGCCGGCGGGAACTCCCGCGTCTGTTGCTTTGTCACAACGTTCGGTTTGCGAGTGTACAGTACTGGCACGGTGACTTCTTCCCCGTCCCCATTATCCACGTTCGCCCATTCCATGTAGCCTACAAAATTGAACAAGGCGGGGATGCGCTGCCCAGATTTCTGCCCTTCAAACGACGGAGCAATGAAAACCTCCCCAGTAACCTCACTACTCTCACGCGCGGAATGCGTGATAGCAATGAATGAAATGTCGGGGGCATTCAAGAATACGCTGATCGCCTTCAACAGGGAGTCGTATACTGCCCGCCATTTCGTCCACGTGTCATTCGACACGGCCTCATAGTGGGTCAGAATGAGTTCCTGGCACTTGTCCAGTGTGTCGAACACTACAGTCTTGTAAGGAAATTCTGCAAGATTGCGTGCAATGTTGTCGCAAAGATTGGCGCAATCAAGCCATTTGTCGCAATGCACGACAGTAATGTTTGCAGGGTTCCCCCAATCTCGCACTGGTAGTGTGCCGGATTCGAAATCAACGTACAGGACGGGCGACATATCGTCCACCTGTGATGCCGTGGCTGCGAGCGACGTTTTGCCGACGCCACTCACACCATGAATAAGCATGTTGAAATGATCATTCTGCTCCGGATTCACGACCGTCATTCCGAGACGAGCAAGAGTGTCCTCGAAAGTCATAGTATGTTTCACCTCCTAACCGTTGATAGTGTAGTTTTTGAATGCTTCTGTGTGGCGCTCATGCGAGCAGTACCAACATAGAGGAGACGACTGGAGACTGTCAACACCACTGTCATGTGACCTTGCTCTCTCCCAAATGTTTTGGAGTCTCTCTACGGCCGCGAGCGCAACGTCCTGCCGCCACGGGAAAGAGAACTCACAAATACTGTCCGGTACGACTTCTACGCTGCAGTCTCTTGGGAGGGCAACAATGGAACAGTGGGCTACCTCGTGTCCGAGCTGCGTAAGGCCGTACCCGTAAAGCATGATCTGAAGGTAGTATTTACGAAATTGCGCTCCCGCTATCGTGTTAGCGAACCGGGGCAGCTCACCGTCCCATTTAATACTCTTCCGGAATGCGGAAATCTTTTTCCGAGAGAGCAGCTTCCAGTCCAGGACCGTCGCCGCCGCAATATCGAAACGATCCACACTCCCAGAAATACGCCCATAGTCTTCAAGATTGCACACCTCTACTCTCTGCTCCACTAGAACGTTCGGTTCGTTTTTTGTGCGCGATTCCGCGAAAGCATGAAACGCGGTGCCCAGGAAAGGCGCCAGTGGCGTACCCGCATTTTCCGTATCGTGCGGGATTCCAAGAAGCTTGTCTGCAATGCATCGCTCGCAATCGTCCCCAATCTCGCTCACGCCAATAGCGGTTTGTTTGTCACGTTCGGTTGGGGCGAAAACATTACTGACCGCTGTTGCGGCGGCCGGGCTCAAATTCAAATTTCTCCCCTTCCTGAATTGCGGCGATAGCGGCGAGCCTGACGTCACGGTGAACCTCAATGTCTCCGCTCGCGATATCTTCAATGAAGAATAGTCTTGCGTCGCCAGCGGGCATGATTTCATAGACGGTGCCACCGAGCTCTTCGGCCCGCATTGCGGCTTGTTCGAGATTCGAGTAGACCCGGTAGTCGCCTTTCTGCGACGATTCCCATACTAGGTAGACGCCCATTAGTGTTTGCTCTCTCTTCCTAAATGTTGATTGACGATGTGTTATTCGACGATGGTTGCTGTGAGGCCGGCCCGCTCCTCTAGTGCCGCGGAAATAATGGCTGCGTAGCACTTGATCCGCCAGATGTTCTCCGATCGAATATTGGGCACGTGCAGCTTCATTGTCTTGATAGCGAATTGCGTCGGCCATTTCAGGATGATAGTGCGGCCGGCGATCTCGTCAATCGTAGTCCCTTGTGTGATGCGCATAATGCTTTTTTACTCCTCTGTCGCAATGAGCTCATAAATGTCGAGACTGTTATTGGTTGCCATGCCGCGCACAATGTTAACGTTATCCGCCGTGACATGGACGACACTGACATCTGAGTGCCCATCGTTCACTGGGGTGACGATCAGGAAATTCCTGCCGACCAGTTCACTGTCGTCGGATACGAGAATGTTTCTGATAGTGCCTGTCATGCGGCGTCGCACTAGATGAATGTTCGAACCATGCTGTGTTTCTGTCCTCATGGCATCTACTGTAGGTGTGTGGTGGTGGCGTGCGCAACCCGCACAAGCGTGGCGTCTATCACATTTCATATGAGGCCGCTCTCACGCAGACGCTCATACCCCGCCTCCAGCCTGGGCTCCACAGCCGTCACGTCGACAGTATTCTCACACTGCAAAAGAAAACGATTCACCCGTTTTGTTTGCCCCTTACGATTCAAACGGGCAGACGCCTGCAAATTCAAAATCACACTATTGTCCTCACTCAACCAAATCTCAGTGTTGCAAACATTCTGCAGACCATCGATCCCTTCGGCGGCGGCCGCAATGACGGCACAAAGAATACGCGGCCCATCGGACTCCAAAAACTGCTGCCACTCATCACGATAATCACTAGACAACTCGACACTCTGATAGCCGGCATCGGCGAGCCGCTTCCGCAACGGCGCCATGAATTTACGTGAGTGGCACCACAGAATAACTTTCTCGTCGGACGGCAGATCGGACAGAATGTCAAGGGTGGCGTCGATTTTCGAGGATCCTCGCTCCTCGAACTCGACGCTATCGTCCACGATTTTCAGCGGCCCGAGAGTGATCTGTCTGAGTCTCCCGTCTAGAACGGCGGCAGATGAGGCCACGCTTGCCCCACCATCCATAATCGCTAGACGGTGTTCTATAAATTCGCGATACATTCTCCCCTGTTCACGTCTCATCCCACAAGCGACACGTTGAACATTCACGGGAGGAAGATCACCGAAAACTTCACTACCCCGCATCGCAGACCAATTGTCACCCACAGAATCACGGAGAGCGCCAGGATCCTTCTCGCCACCATAAATCCTGGCATACCGAGATGCCGCAAAAGGATTAAACTCAGAAACAAAAAACTCATCCGCAAACCGATAGAAACTCCTATCGACACTATCCGGGTTCAAGAATTTGAGAACACCGTAAATGTTGACGGGCTTATTGCCGGCAGGCGTACCCGACAAACCAAGACGATACGTTGACTTCAAAGCCTTTACGGCCCGGAAAGACTGAGTGCGGTGATTCGCGATACGATGAACCTCGTCCACGACCACCATATCGAACGATTTCTTCGAGAAAGAAACGGACGGCCACTTCCTCGCGTCCACCGCCTTTCCCAGGGAAACCAAGAGCTCGAAATTAATAACCCACCAACCATCCTCGCCGGCCAGCATGTTTTCAATGTTGGCGCGCCCGGCCTTGGTGGTGCGCGACAGTACTTTCGCTTCCCGACCGGTGATGGTCTTGATACTGGCCTGCCATGACGAAATGACGCGCTTCGGACACACAATGATGACACGCCTGGCCGCACCGAGTTTCTGTGTGACCCAGATAGCCCCGTATGTTTTGCCGCAGCCCGGCTCCCAAGCCAGCAACGCCCCACCACCGTCTCGAATCGCGCGAGCGGTGCGATTGATTTCTCTTTCCTGCGCCCCTGTGGGCCGAATGTTAATCATTGAAATTCGTCCAAACGATCACTAGTAGACAAATTGTGAGCGTAAACGCTAGTAGTGTCACTTGTTCTTTCTCTTTTCTGTACAACGAGCCCCGCCCCACCGAGTGATGGGACGGGGTTCGTTCCGTTGGGTCAGTGGGCGATGGCGTGACGTTCCACGGCGGCCCAGTAGGCGTCCTCGTCAACGTCCACCACATAGTAGGGGGTCCCCGTGGCGGAGAAATACTGTCCGATCACGTCGTCGGCGATGGCAGCAACATCGTAGTCGTCCATCTGGTCCAGGGTAGGGATGATGTCGAACATAATGACGTCGTCCCGGGTGCTGCGACGAGCGATGATGTCCATGATTTCCTCTTCTCTATGTGTCAGTGCCACCGTTCCTCGGTGACGGCTCTAGTATAGGCAGACCGTGTACTCCGTAGTCAACCCAGCCGGAGGTGTCCCTGCTCACATGTCCAGTTGAAGGAGAGACAGCGCCTCACCCACGGCCGCACTCACGTCACCGCCACACTCCAACACCCTCATGCAATCGAAGGCCGTGTGCGCCCTCCCGTCCGCGAGTGGATCATCCGCATGATGCGAGAAGACCAGACCACTGTTCAACAGTGTCACACCTGGGGCCGTGTCACCACCGCGCGTATACCGCCATCGCCGCCCCACAGGCTCATATGGCCAACCAAACAAACCAATGAGATCATTAAACCCGTATTTTGAATTGAATTCCCCAATCACACCACCATAGCCGCCATCGGGCACAGAAGACAAAGAAACATCACCGTCATCTTTCTCCTCGTACCCGATATTCTCCAACCATTTATCAACATTCAAACGGGCGCCGTCAATGAGCCAATTGCGCACCCTCAATCCAAGACGATGCGACGGCAGGAAAAAAGCTCGGGACGCCTCAGCACACGACCCATCCCACTGGGCCACGGGCCCCAATACACTGAAGCACGTCCGACCGATCGCCTCGCTTTCTCCCGCGGTCATGCTGCGAGTGCACGGCAGGACAACACGGAAACGCGGGGACGGGAAAGACGACGATGCCGTCTCCCATACAATACCGGCAAGATTCGCCGCCCGCATGCGATCACCGACGAAATCTTTCCGCGACCCGTGATCCGCATCCAAAACAATAGCCGACCGGGATACGAAATTCCTCTTCTGCCTCCTACCCCCCGAAAGAATACCGGCGAAGAAAGCTGGGGCATCATTTTTCTCACATTTCGAGGGCGCCTCGCAAAGGGCGGCAAAATCATTAAGGTTTACACTAGTGGCACGCCACCCTGTGATGGAGCGAACATTGCCCGCTACCATCACAGGGAAACGTGCCCCGAAAACATCACTCACTGTACGACGGTTCCGCTATCTGATCCCGCAGAATCGCCTCCACGAGATCATTATCCACAATGGCACCTTCCGTACGGAATTTCACGCCCCGACGAAGAATATACTGCCGATATTCTTCCACGCTCCGCGGGGACAGATTCTTCGCTTCCAGCACTTGGTAAAGGCGCGTCTCGGTCGGAGGATTACTACTGAAATCATCCACCATACGTGTCAAATCCGGAACAAAAACATAGTCGATCATTTTCAGCGCGTCAGGCAGCCAGAAATCGGAAGCCAGACCGAAAGCTTTCCGTACTGCGGACGATGACACGCTCATCTGCTGCTCGAAAAGAGACAGAATAGCGGCAACGCGCATAATATGATTCCCCATACGGTCAATGACCGCCTGCACTGCCCGCTGAAAAGGCGACTCGCGGGCCGCCTCCCGGGCCCATGCTCGCATCGTTTCCACCCAAACATTCCGCGCAGACTCAGTCACAGTCATAGTCGCCGGCGTGTTGACGGGCCAGAACCCGGTGGCGCAAGTGACGGTACCACGAAATTCGTGTTGCATCATACCCAACATTGTCGAAATACGCTCGGAAGCATGCTCAACGAAACCATCACCACTATGCGCGCTCCGGACAGTGTCGGTGACCCATCCAAAAGACGAAGGATCAGACAGGCGATCCTCCTCATCCAACGCGAAAAGAATGCGCGGGCCCCACCCAGTCTCGAACAAAGACTGGGACATGTTATCGACTACGTCGCCGAGAATCCCGGTGCCACAGAAAGCAAGAGAATGAGGAACCCGTTCACTGTCAGCACGCCTCACACCGTCGTCGCCGACACGCACGGACTCGACAGTCCTACCCGAGTAGACGTCGGTCAGGAATCCGATGAGCCCACTACGATAACCCTCACCCTGTGACGCCGAATACATATTCTGTAGTTCGTCTACGAACATGATAGACGCCCCGCCAGGACGCTGCGCCATCCGCAAATTCAGGCCTTCAGCCGTCACGTTCGACCCGAACAGAACATTCGCCATAAGAGACCGCTCGCACGGGCTATTACCAATACTGTTCAGCAAATCTTTACGATCGGCCTCAAACTCGGCGATGCGATTATTGATATCATCCCGCCCCGTCCTATACTCCTCAATATCGACACGCCCACTCTTCCTTTCCAGAGATTCCAGGCGACGGAACAGCATGCGGATTGCCGAATCGACCTCCTGCACGGCCACCAAAGGCGCTGACGAATCCCACCTGAACGCGCCCACGCAATCGTCAAAAAAACTACGCACCAAAGACTGAGCCGTAGTCTTCCTCGACAAAGTAGACGCCCCAAGACAGTGCGAATACAAAGTCAACGGCACCATACTCTGCGCGCTCGCAGACAAATGAGTCCTCGCAGACAACGGGGCAGAAACCATCGTCAGAAAAGTCGTCCACAAAAAACGAGGAGGCGTCTCAGGCGACCTGGACTGCAAATAGTCAATAACCCTGTCAGCGAACCAATCATAGTGCACGCCACCATCCGGGGACGCGAACTCGTAATCCGCAATCCTCTCAACACTCAATTGTTCTCCGCCTCCACGTGGACAAGAAAACTATCGAAAGCGTCAACAATCTCGTCGCCGTCGAAGGTATAGCCAACGTCGAACATGGGGCCCCAGTAACGGTTCGTCTGCTCGAAAATCGTCGCTTTGTAACCGCGAACAGTGTCCGCTTCGAAAATGAACCTATGCCCGGGCGATGCGACCACAATGTGAATGCTGTTATTCCAGGCGCTTACTTCCAGGCCGAGCGAATCATTCCCGCCCTTGCTGGCGTAATTCTTGCACGCCTCAGTGACATGCTTCAGGAATTCCCAATCGAACAGCTTAATCATTTGTCCTCCCACAGTCTTGTCTTGATTTCGTCGAGCAGCCACTGAAGCTCCCATGCCACTTCTCTTCCCTTCACTGTTGTTATTGTTTTGTTCGTGTCACGATCTCGAATGCTCGCCGAATACTCACCCCCCACGATGGAGAGAGTGCACCCGTATTGTTTCCCAGTGACGTCCAAGTAGAGGACAGACGGATCACCGTCCATCATGACGTCCTCGCCGACGTCCAACAGAACAGATTTGCAGCGCGGGTCATTGAGCATCTCCGCAATGAATTCGGTCACGATGGGGCGCAGACCGTCGTCAATCACGATCTTCACCCTCCTTCATGCCAGCCAACTCCGCGAAACGATTCACAGCACTAACGACGGCGGCCCGGTCAGCGTTACGCTCATCCAAAATGACATGATTCGACAACTGAATAACACGAACCCGCCACTCATCGTCTTTCGTGACAACAATCCTGAAGACGGTCCTATCAACAAGATTCCTGGCCGTCGCCTTGAACAGGACCCCAAAAAGACGGCCACCTTCATTATTGCCATGCAAAGCGATAATCGAACATTGGGGCCACCGGGCGAAATCGCCGACACAGCTGGCAAGAAAAGCGAACGTCATCTCATCAATAGCAGAGTCACTCACTGTCGACCGCCTTACCGCGGTTCGCCGCGACAATCAAAGCGCGGTGGACGAACCCGCCAACATCTTCTGGTGAAATTGCGGCAGTCTTCCTCTTGATGGACCTTGCCCTCACAGTGCTGCCGGCGACCACGATACGGCAAGTGCTGCCGATAGTAATGATGCCGCCGTCATAAATCTTGCGGGCAGGCGCATGCACGTTGAACTCGTGGCGGCGCCCGTCATCATTCCACTCACGAACCGCCTGAGCGATAACCGTTCCGAAAACCGTACCCATAGTAATACTTCTCTCTTCCCAATATTGTGATGAACGCTACTATTTACTGTTGTAGGGGTGTAGGGTTAGATATCGAAACCGATCACCTCCTCCGCGGGCACGTCCACCAAAGCACACAAATCCCTCAACCTATCCCTGGCATCAGACAGGGCACACTCCCATGTCAGAGACCTTTCTTCGCTGCCCCGCATTTCCTCCAAGCAAAGAATGAAATCATTCGCCAAACGAGCGCTCTCCTCTTTCCTCTCGTAGCGCTCAACGTGTTTTTGAATCCACCTAGCCGCAACGCCAGTATTCTCACCAACAGTAATGACCTTTCGCCCCCCAAAGGCCGCCGTCACATTCTTCGCATCGAAATACCAAACGGTAGGCCTACCATCGTCGAACACATACACCTCAACACTACCGGCCTTGCAGTCCCAAACAATGAAAGTGAAATCATCGCCGTAATAACGGCGAGAGATCGTGGACGGCATATTCTCCAGAACATACTTCATTTCAGTATCCCGATCGGTCACACCTTCATTGTTGGGACCATCATATTCAAACCAAAGCATGATTCTCTCCTTCCGTTCCTTGAATTGCGGTGGGTCAGACGGTCACACTGTCAAGAATCTCCCGCAATCCGTGACGTCGACGGTGAAATGCGCGTCGTAAAACATTTTGTGTCCTCTCCTCTTCCTCGTGTTTGTGTTGTTCGGAATTGCGGGAGAAGTTACCGTACTCCCAGCGTCCCCCACAGGACCCAGATAGCCGCTACGAAACCGAGCGTCCCGACAACGGCGAGACATGACGCCGTCAGGTAGACGATGGTGGCAAGGATGATTTCGCCGCCCCGCTTCAAAGGGCGGCGGGTCGCAGCGTTGGTGCGCCTCGGTGCCGCGTGCCTCATGTTCATGATGTCTCCTCTTTCTCAATGGTTTGGTTTATGTTGTGGGGCGTCTGCCCCGTCTGACGGGGCGCTGTCTTGCTCCCGATGGCCTTAACTCTAGGGGTCCGATGGTACCCGCGTCCACCCCCTCAGGGTGAGACGTCCGCCACATTCCATGGTGTTGGCCCACGACGTCGTCAGCCCATCACCCCGAACACCACGAAAGGCGGTGCGCGAAGGTGGTGGGCTACATGTGGACGCATCCCCCGTCCCATGCAATCACGAGACGGGGGACACGGCGCCAGTCCAAGGAACGGGCACCCCAGCTCACATCTATCGATCCGAGCCAAACGGCCCACCCCCGACAGTCGGACGCTCCCGCTGAGCCGAGACGAAACCGTACGACCCTGAGGCGGGGCACGGAGCC